CTGCTGATGGGACGCGAACGAGCCCTGGGTTTCAACTTCATCTATCTCTGCAACCCGAAATGGCACGGCCGTGTAGGCCAATCGCTCAACGCCCATGGCCCAAAACGACATGGCTGCGGAAGAACCGCCCACGGGAGAGTCGCCAAGCACCTTAACATCAATCGAAACATAGATACCCTTCGCGCCAGGAAACACTGTCCCAGCATATCCCGGCGCGCTGGCATTAAAGACGCAATGCTGGAGCGCGCCGCTATAATAGGAGTGGTCGCAAGACAGAACGACTTGCCCTGCCGATATACCAAAGCAACTAGCCGGTGTTGGCCCAGTGGATGCGGTCCCGCATTGCCTCGTGCCGGTGTCAACGAGGCCATCGCAGTTCGGCCACACATCATGCACATACCACTCGAAGCCGGGCGCTCCAGTGTCCCTCACGTCGATAGTGTCAAGGCTCGTGAGTAGATCGGCGGCGGCGAGCGTTGTGAAGCCAAATGACGCGGCCAAGGTTGGTGCAGTCGTCGTCACGGTGAACGTGCCCGAGGCTGCCGCCACCGCCGTATTCGCCTGCTCCCGCGCGCAGACCGTGTGCCCCAGTCCGAGCGTTGCGAACGTCACCGCCGAGCCGCTTGAGGACCACGTTCCGCCGCTGATCGTCGGCGATGTGAGAGCGGCCCATGCCCCCTTGCAATCCTGCTGCACGTCGATGCCCGTCGGTGCTGGGCCGCCATAGGTGCCGCTGACCCCGAAGGCCACGCTCTGCGTTTGCGTCGCGGGCGTACTGACGGCGATTGACTGCGACGGGCCGCCGCCGCCAATGAAAAAAGCATCGGCAGGGGCGAAGCTCAGCGCGACCAGCAGCAATCCACCAATCAGTGCGCGCATCATCGCCAGGGCCTTCCGTAGTATTCCGCCGCTGTCATGGGCAGACGGGGGCGAAGGCCGAACAATCGCGCCAAGGCTCGCAGCAGCTTCTTTGTCATCAGTAGAACGCCGCCTGATTTGTGCTGAGCGTCCCCGCATGGCTCGACTGGTCCGAAGGGATAATGCCGCCCTCACAGAACACGCCCTGTATGTAGTTTCCCGCCACGCCTGATTGCTCCCCGATGCCAAAGGGAGAGCTTATTGATCCCGTGCCGACAGAGCCGGTTGTCGGTGTGCCATCGACATACATCGCTGATGTCGCCGCATCGTGTGCTACTCCCAGCAAAGAGTGCATGGTGCTGTCCGTGATGGACGCAGTGATGAACGCTCCTCCCTGGCCAGACCATAAACCGCCTGTATTTGCAGCGCCGCTGAAATTCATCTGTGCGGCACTCACGCTATTCCCAGCGATGATATATTGGGTCGTCGTAAACCCGCCGTAGCGCCCGGAAAAAGCGTTGATGCTCCACGGCTGACTGACAGTTGTTCCACTGGCCGTTGTGTATCCCGTGGTCGTGCCTTGCGAAAACGAACATGAATGACCGCCCACTCCATTAGGAAAATATTGGAAACGCAGAGCGATCGTCCCTTGCGTTGCATTCAGTCCGTGCCCGGATTGGTCGTAGAAGATTTTGATGGTGCAGGTCGCCACCGTGCAATCCGAGGCACCGATTGTCGTGGTCGTATTGATCCCCGTCGTGCCGTCGGTGCTCACGTCCGCGCAGGTAGTATCCGATGGCGCACACACATTGAGGATGGCCTGACCGCGCGTCGCGGAACTGAATGCCCGGCCTATCGTCCAGGCGGCGGTCCATGTCGATACAATGTCTCCCATGCCAGTAAATGCCGGGAGAGCCGCGCCCTTATTGCTCCCGCCCGCGCCCATCAGCGCAATCGACTGCGCGCCCGCAGGGATTGGGGCGAGGGCCAGCAGAGCGAGAAAGGCGAGCCGCATCATCACGAGCCCTGGGTGTAGAAAACGTCCACGTCCACCGCACCAGTCCCGCTTGAGTTGACGCACAAGGCATCGCCCGCAGTGGTTACCAGCCCGCCCCAAAGGGCGTTGAGCCACCCAAACACCGATTGCGCGAGGCCGCTGTCCGCGCCCGCAATCTGCGACGGTGACGTGCACGCATCCGCCGTGCTCTGCTCCAAATACACCGTGTTGGTGCCCGCGAAACTCACCTTATAGCCGCAAACCTTGACAGTCTTCGCTGCGACATGGGCCACAAGCATCGTGTCGGTCGCGCTCGTGATGTGGACAAAGGCGTGATGGTCGCAAATGACGACCCCTGCGAGCAGCCCGCTCGATGAGCCGGCGATGTAGTTGCCGTTCGCGGGCGGAGACGCTCCTGTGGCCGTTCCCTGCACCCCATTCAGGATGCCGCGCAGTAGGCTCGCCACCGTCCACGATCCGCCCGTGCCGCTCGTCGCCGCGCTGTCAGCCTTCGCCCCCTGCGTCACGTCCGCGCCGTCTACTATACCAACGCTGGGAGGTGCTACGCCCTGGGCATGCGCCGCACCCGCCAGCACCACCAAGACAACGCCCGCCAGTAATTTCTGCATGTTCATGGTCCCGGCTGATAAGCAATTTCGACGTTGACGGATGCTGACGACCACGCCGCTGAAGACACAAAAATCGCCTGCGTTGCCGTGGCCGAAAACCAGATTTTTCCGAGGTTGAGTATTGAGATAAACGTCAGCCCGTTTGCGGGCACCGCTATTGCCGTCGTGGTGATGTCGGTCCCGCCGCTCGTCGTGCCCAGCGACACGCTGACAGCATGCCCAGCCGTCTCACGCACCACGGCGTTGAGCAACACGCCGTTGGCCGGCAGCGCCGTCGAACCGATCTGTGCATTAGCCACGATGGCTGTGCCGGTGAGCATACTAGAGCCGCCGCTTGTACCCGGCGTTCCCGGTACTCCCTGCGGCCCTGCTGGGCCAGCCGGCCCCGTCGGTCCAGGCGGCCCCTGCGGCCCAGTAGCGCCTCCTCCGCCGCCGGCAGAGGCGTCCGCGATCGCCTGGTTGAGATCCGCCGCATACAGCGTGTCCCCGTCAACCCACGGGTAGCCAGTCGTGGAACGTGCTGCAGCTCGTGGAGGAGGTAATCTCGCCAATCCGGGACGGCGGTCGATCATGCCAAAACTCCAGGCAGGGTGAATGGCAACACGGGCGCCCTGACGGGGAAAACCCCGGGTAGGGTGAAGGGCAGCACCAGATCGCCGGGGAGCGGCTCTACCGGCGATGACCAGGTTCCTTGTTGGCACGGCGTAGGCGCAGGCCACACTGCTGGCTGATACCTAGAATATAAGCCTACGCCGTAAGGCCCGACGCCGTAAGGCCGCCGCGCCTGTCCCTTACATACCGGACCCGATCCCCAGGGCTGTGAGCTGACATGCATCAGGGGTACCTCAGAATACCGTTGCAAGTTCGGACCTGAACGGTGCTCCGCTGTAGTCTGATTGCTGCTTCCAAAGATTCGCCCGCGTCACCGCCTGTTGCCAGGCGGCGTCCATCTGGGCGGCGCGATCGTCGTCCAGTTCGAACATCGCGCCGTACTTGCAGACGCCGAAAAGGTAGACCGCGTAGAGCGCCTCGAGCACCGTGTTGGTGTCCGTATCCAGCACCAACGGCACCGGCTTCGCATACCACTCCATAAGCACTTGCTGCGGGATCCACTCTAGTGGCAGCGGATCGGGTGGATGCGGTAAAAATTCGATGCAATCGGCGTGGACGAGGCGATACGCGGTGCACGCCGAGAATGTGCCAGTGTCTCCGCTGGCCCAGTGTCCAGACCACTCGTCTTTCAGGTCCAGAAGTTCGCCCGTCATAGCGTCGCGGATGCTCGCCATGGTGGCAAAATTTGGTGGCATCGTAACGTATGCGCTGGTGATTAGCTGCGTGCCGACCGTGATCATGCACCGCGCGCGCAATGTCTCCGCGATTTCGGTGTCGACCATCGCCACCCAGCCGGGGATGAGCCCGCCGAGGTCGCGGCGGTTCAGCCAGGCGGCGACGTCCGCCTTCAGTTGCGCGTAGGTCGCCACCGATTACCCTGGCATGGCTTGCGCGCGCTTGAGTTCCGCGGCCGCCGCCTCCTTCTGCTCCGGCGTCCCGTGCTCGGCGGCCTTCACCCCCGCCTGTGCCCTCGCAACCGCCGCCTGTTTCCGCTGCGTGCCGGTTGCGGCCGGATCAAATTCGATGCGTGACGCCTCCAGCTCGTCGCCCGCGGCCGCGGTGGCGACACCTTGGGCGAGCGCCTTTGCCGCAGCGCCGCTGATGTCGATCTCGTCGGCGAACAGGCGCACCAGGAGCACCTTGTCGATGTCCTCGAACAGCACCGGCTCTGCGCGCGTGACTGGCGGGGCCTTCGGGTGTGTTCCCTGCCTGCCCACGCCTGGCGAGTGTGCCTGCGCGGCTGCCGGGTGGCCGTGTTCACTGGTTGCGGTGGCCATTATAGTTTCCTTCCGTCGTCGGTACGAAACAAGCGGCACTCACGCGAGTTCAGGTACTTGTTGAACGCCTTTTCGTCCTTAGTAATCCCGAGGCGTTGAATGCGTTGCCATTCAACCATCGGAATGCGGGCGACGTGTGTGATCCCATCCGGATTGCGCCGGTGCTTGTCAAAATTTGACGCGAGTCTCTTGTTGCTTTCGATGATCTCGGCGGTGCGCTGCGTGTGCAGGATTACCAGACCGACATCGTCGTCTTCCGTGATTTTGGTCGCGCGTGTCGTTACCGGGTCGTAGCTGTAGTAGAGCGGCGGCTTCATTGTTACGCTCTATTGATTGAGGTCCGCGATCCAGGCGTGTGCCTTCGGTGCCGTGGGCCGCACCGTACCCTCAAAAATCACGCCACCCTGCGAATTGTCGCCAGTAGTTGCGAAGTCGATCTGGATCATGTCGCGTTCTGGCAGCGGCGCGATTTCCAGATAATCTGGCGACACGATCAGGATTTGGTGCAGCGGGCAGAAGCGATCGGGAGCGAGCTGCAGCGCCCCGAAGTTGGTGCGGTACACGTCCACCGCGCCCATGATGGTGACGCCTTCGCGGCTGGTGACTGACTGGATGTTCTGGGCGACGATCGGGTTGGCGGTGCCGCCCTGCGAGAGCGTGCTGAAGTAATTCTTGATATTCCCCGACATGATCGCGAGCGTTGGCTTGCCGCCGGCCTGCCAGCAGGACTGCACGGCTGCGTTCACGGTTGCGAGGTCGAGGTCTCGCAGTGTGCCCGCCGTCCCCGCATTCGACCCGTCGCCCACCGGCATGACGCCGGCGCCCGCTCCGCGCGAGCCGTTGACCGTGTAGCAGGGCAGCCCGGACATATGCCGCGGATCCGTAATCGTCCGCACCAGCGGCGACGTCACTGCCAGCTCAAGGTCGCGCTTGACTTCCATGCCGCGCAGGATGAGCTGGCGGTTGTACTCGTCCTCGCCGCCGGCCATATCCACGACCCGCAGGGTATTCGATACTCCCACGGTCCGCGCGATGATCTGGCAGACGTTGTTCAGCCGCACCGGCTTCAGGACCGCCTGCATGACGGCCGTGAAGCCCTCGGGCTGGGCGTTATCGCTGGCGGCGTTCAGCTCCTGGATCAACCACTCGGTGAGCACCTGGCTGGCGCCGACGCGTGAGCACGCACTGACCAGTGGTGTCTCGTCTGGATCGATGCGGTAGATCACGTCCGCAAGATCTTCTTTAACGCCAATCGCCGCCGTTTCTACGTACGTGCCGGCTGGTGCCGCGCCTTGTGCGCCGACTGCCATAGCTGTCTCCATTGCGGGCGGGCGCGCGAGGGCGCCCTGCCGGTTGAAACCGTTGGATTGGTTTCGCAATGGGATGGCGGCGGATGGTCCAGGTGGGCGCAAGCGCTCCTGGAGCCGGCGTCAGCCAAGCGACTGCACGAGCCGCCTTCCGGTGGGCGCAAGCGCTCCTTCGGGCAGCGATGTCAGTAGTATGTCAGGAGCGCTTGTCTAGTCAATACGATAGGGGCGCACGGTCGCCGCTCGTTCCTTATCCGCCGCTATGGCGGCCTGCCATTCTTTCATCGTTCGGTCGTTCTTGGTCAGGTTGCAGGTCGGACAAAGTATCTGAATGTTGTCAGCCGAGTTGGCGCCACCACGGCTGAGCGGTAAAATATGATCGCAGTGAAAGTCGCGCAGCACGTCAGTCTGACAATGAGGAGCCGCGCATCTATAACTTTGCCGTTCCAGAAGCCCCTGAACGTCTGCGCGTGTAAAGCGCCCGATAGCAGCAGCCCGCATTGCCTTCTGGCCCGCGCGGTAAGCTTTCGTCTTGTCTGGGTTGGCCCGCAGAACTTCCAGGGCCTTGGCGTTTATGGCTTTACGATTGCGTTCGCGCCACGCGCGCTTGTGTGCCTTGTTCCGTTCACGGTTCTCTACGGCCCATAGCTTGGTAGCGACATTCTTGCGCGCGCGGAATGCTAGATCGGACGTATATTTTTCACGATGTTGCTTCAGCGCCAACAGCCGTTTGCGGCGAGCCGTCTTTTCTGCGTTCTTTTCCTCGTAACGTTTCTTAAAGGCTCTGACCCGTTCCGGATTATCCGTATGCCATTTGATTGCCTTTGCTTTGAAATATTCCTTGTGCTCCCGGCTGTAGACCAAGTTCCTCAGACGCACACACTCACAGCAAGAGTCGGGCTTAATCCTTCGCTGAGCAATGTGCCCAAACCTGCACGGGCTGCCGGTGAAATAGCATTTCAGACCAAGGGCAGCGGCCGCTTGCCTGGAGATAAGCGTAAAGGAACTTTCCACCCCTATATTATATCAGATTTTCCGCGAGCTTCCATTGACTGCGGCCCGACGCGCCGCAAGCAACGCTGCACCCGTTCTGATACTCGGCTTCGCCTCGAACGCCTCGTTGGCGACGCTGACGCGCTCCGTTGGCGCCGGCGGTGGCGCCGTTCCGCGTACGGGCGCGCGCGTTGTCTGCGCCGGGGCCGACGTTCGAGCGCCCGCCACCCACTTGTCGAACTGGGCGGCCTTCATCATCAATTTCAACGCGCGGGGATCTGACAATCCGCGCAGCTCGTCCCGCGTGAATCCCCCCTTCGTCGTCGCCCATTCCACGATCTGCTGCTGCGCAGCCGCGCGCTCCGTCGCGTCGGCCCAAAAGGGAAACTCGCGCGCCAGTTGTTCGTTTCCGGCCGCCACCTGCTGAGCCATGGCCCGTTCCGCCGCCTCGGCCTGGATCCTGGTGAGCCCCCCCAGGCGTTCCTGTTCCGCCCGCACCTGCTCGTAGCGGTGCAGCTCGGTGAAGTACCGCTGCGGGTCCTGCTGCATCAGGGCGATATCCGGCTTCTCCGCCTGCTGGCCGACGAGCTGGTGCAGCTTGGCCAGTTCCGGCTGAATGTATGGCAGCACTGCTGCCAGAGCCTGCTGCTGCGCCTGGAGCTGCTTATTCTGCTCTGCCAGCGCCATCGTCTTCTGGGTGTAGTCGGCGGATTTGCGGCGCGCGAACTCGCGGACTTCATCGAGCGTGCGGAGCCGTTGGCCCTCGATCTCGATGATGGCTCCGTCTGTAGCGGCATCGGGTGCTGTAGTGGCCGGCGCGTCGCCAGGTGTCCCCGGCACACCGAGCGCCCGATCCAGTGCGCTCAGGCCGTCCGGCGCCCCTGGCGCTGCCCTCGGCGCTGGCGGGGCCTTGGCCGCCGCTTCCCCCGGCTTTGCCGCTGCGGCAGCCTGCGCGGCCACTTCGTTCGGGGACGGCTTGCGGGTCGCCTCGGCCGGTTGCGCCAGGTTAGGCCGGGTTACGCCGGGTTGCGCCGGTGCCTGTTTCCGCTGCTGGTTGAGGAGCCGGGCCGCTTCGCTGACGGAGATCCCTGGCTGCGAGGAG